CGTTGGCGTACTGCTTGGTTTGCAGCACCGCGCAATCTCTTATTCTCCGCCTCCATTGTTTGTCTTATCCTCCCATACGATTAGAGCGTAGGCTATCAGCATCACGATAACAATTCCCACTACTAGATTCATTGGACACCTGCCATTACTGCGAACACAATCTTTGTGATGTCAATGGGTTCGATTATCAATCGCGCATCTTCTTCCCCTGCTTCCCAGCAAGAGACTAACAGGCGTGAGTTCAGAGGTGATTGGCGTAGCCATTGGACTGCGCTATGCGGATCTTCCCCGCCCCATACTGCGTTGCCTTCTGCCGTTGCTATCTCGTAGAAGTTTACCAGTTTATTCTTTGGGTGGAATCCCACCACGTTATCAGTTGTCATCTTCTCCTACTTTCACATCAACCCATACGAAACCCTTGGTGTCCTTGCTGAGTTCACCTAAGATATTAAACCAGCGTTGGTCTAACTCTGCCGTAATCGTATACTTACTCATCACTTCCTCCTTCGTTGAATGTATCTACCATTGATAGGGCGTGTACCATACGCATCAGGTTCATACCTGCTTCCTTCTCTGTCTCTTCATCTTCAATCTGTATCAGCGCAAGGTCACGGCACAATTCCGCCTTGGCTTTCCAGTAGTCTACCGTAGGCTCAGACATCACTAACCTCCGTTAGTTCGTAGAAGTATTCCACCTTGTTATCGTCTATCAATTCTCTATACCTGTCACGGTTAGAGATAGCATAGGCACGGGCTTCTTCTTCCGTATTAAATTCATCAATCAATCTATGCATCACCTTGGATATTGTTATCTCATAGCGCTTCATCTTCTACACCTTCCTTGATTACATCATTGATGGTCTTCTCCACCTTCTCCGTTGGTAATTCGATCTTAGATAGGGCTTCACCTAGCGCCGTGCGCCAATTGCTACCTCCACCCGTGGAAAGTTGCTTAGGCTCATCACCTGCAAAGTCCCACAGTTCCACGTCATATTGCTTGTTAGCGGGTGCAATCACTACTGTGAATACAAACTGCGCCATCTTCTCGTGCTCATTCATCATCTTCTCCCTTGTGCATCATCTTCTCCATCCAATATGCCACTGCGACTATTGGAATTCCATATACTAGCAGCAAGCCCCATAAAACTATCGCATCATTGATCATCTTCTCCTCCTGATTCGTGCAAGTATCCTCCCATAGTGGAATGCAACCCTGTATGGATCACGACATCGCCCATACTATCCACCGTAAGTCGCGCTCCTGGCATATTCTCTTCCACCCATTCTCTTAAGTCTTGAATCGTATCTATCTCCTGTAATTTCACGCCTTCTCCTCCTTCTTTAATGGTAATTCTAGGGCACTGAACGCCTTCCATATTGTGTCTGCTAACGCATTAGATGCTAACGCTGGAGAAGTACCTTCAGCGATAGGTAATGGGACTGGATCTGGATCATCTCCATCAAACACGTCGACATCCATCCACTCCGTGCCCATCTCATCCTCTTGAATAGTTGCAACCACTATGAATGCGTGTTTCTTCTTCGCCATCTCATCCTCCTTATAGGTATGCGGCGGGATCTTCATCGCCGAATAATTCCAATAAATCGTCGTAATCTAATTCACGCGGCGGATCATAATCTTTACACGTGCTTACGTGTCGCCATCCACTGCCCGATTTATACTCCACTCCACACTCAGTGCAAGGAGTCAGAATCTGATCTATGGTTAACGCCATCTCACTCCTCCCATTCGATGAATGCGGATAGGTGATGACTTTCAACGATAGCCCACGCGGGAGCGCTATCCTCACCACGGTATAAGATGCCCGCTGGGAGCGGGATCCGTTCATCACTTTCAGCATCTCCCCACTGCGAACGCTGCACGATATCAATCGCCGCGATGCACGGATCTATCATAGATAGCGGCACGGGAGGATAGTGATTACTCCTTAATTGATAGGTAAGCGCTTGACGTAGGCCTATCTCCTCCTCCTGCACTAGTGATGCGAATTCTTGAGCCTGTAGTGATCCCATATTCTTACTCCTCCTCCTGATTAAGCCATCTCCTGAATGAGATGGAGTCACTGCTATTTACTCTCACGGTTAGGACTACGCTAAACACGTTAGACGTTAGATCCGCCACGACATACACGGGAACGGGTAAGGTCCCGTCCTTATGCTCCTGCTTAATTCTCTCAGCGATGGATCTAATATCCGTCTCAAGTCCCCATAGATCCGCTCCTGAATCGATCTCCTCCGTGTTATCGATCTCAGTCACGTGATACCCGCGCCATCCATCAGTGCTCACGTATCGGCGGCGGATCGCACTAGGCGCATCATCTCCGTACTGACCGAATGACACGCGGTCGCCTATCAGATACGTGATCTCCTCCTCCTCGCTTGGATCGAATAGGATCACGGAAGATAGATATTCACACTCCGACTCATAACACGATTCGCATAACTCCTCCTGAGTCACGTTCGCGTAGCGATATCCTCTCGCTCCGTCTAGTCTCTCAGTGCACGAATGCTCCTCGCATTCCGCGCACGTTAGCCCGTACTCCTGGCATTCTTCAGTGTGTGTCAGTGTTTCAGTGCTCATTCTTATATACCCTTCACTAGTATCGATTGACCTACTATTAACGCTATCGCATCCTGAGCGTACTCCTGAGCGATGATCTTAATGCGCTCCTTGAGCGCTGCTATCTTCTCCTCCTGTACTGATCCAACATAGGTAACGGACTCCTCGTGTATCACGCGGCCCGTCTCTTCCGTCCATTCCCCTACGCCTAGCGCGTCGCGAGTATAGATATCGGCATCCACTGACTCAAGGACGCGGCCTAGGGTTTCACGTAGTCGCATCCATTCGATGGCATTCATAGGATCTCCTCCTATATTCCGTCCCGCTGTAATCACTACGGTACTCATTAGATGTCCTCACAATCGTGGCCATAGGCCCATTCTGCCGCGTCTAACTCATTCAGTAGATCGAAGATCCGTGAGCATTCGATACACTTAGCCTTGGTTGATATCTTCATCATTAGCGGATCTCCTTAGCGGCACGAGATGCCCATTCTGCTATCTGAAGAAGATGATTGCGGCCTAAGCCTAGAATGGTTTCATCTTCGATCTCTCCATCTACCCAATTCTTTTGCTGTACGTTTACAGCGGGTCCATCTTCATCTATAGTAAAGATTAGATTGAAGAGAGAATCGATCTCAATGAATAGCCCATTCTTAGGATGCTTAGACTGAATCTGAGATTCTAAGTCTGCCGCGATTCGATCCATAATCGACTGAATTGTGTTATCTTTCATCATAACTCCTTAGACGTAATCGGATCTGATCTAGTCCGATAGGTTAAATATATGCGTGAGTCTACCGTATGTCAAGCACAATTAGATAACAATTAGGTAACGAATTCTAAGGGTTATCCGTATCGATATGTCGACAATTCTAGGACAGTTGCAAGGGTTGAAAGATCTGAATCAGTGGCCTAGATCCTAGATCTAATCAGTTTCAGAATGGTAGACAGTTGCTGAGAATATGTCTATGATGTTTAATGGATGTTTAATCTGAACATATGATCTGAATATATACCCGCCGAAAGAAGAGACCGCCCTTGCTTTTTCTATAAAGTTATCCACAGAGTTATCCACAGGCTGTGGACAGTTGGCAACGCGGTCGGGCGTGGCGCAAAAGCCCTCCCCCAGGTGTTAAGTTCCGACACCACTACATACATACTCCCACACAAAAAATATACGCTAAAGTGAGACCGCCTGTAATGTCCTAATTTGTACACATATTCCGTGTGACCTTGGTCACAAAACGTAAATAAAATCTACCGTAGACGGGAAATCGGTTATTTTTTCTGCCTTATATATAGTAGGGAGTAAAACGAACCAGTACTAGTTTTACGACCGATACTCGCTACGTTGGCACTACGCGAGTCCCCCTAGGACGAGCACCAACTTACCCCTCGCTGCGCTGTGGCTTGCTCGGGCGTCAAGCCCGAACTGTGCGGTGCACGGCACCGCTTTTAGTGGGGATAGTTATATCTCCAGTATAGAGATCCTTCCCCTAGTATAAAAATTTATTTCGCGCCTCGCGGCGCTTTATTAGGAGGACTACAATGGCTGCAAAGAAAGTAACACCGTCTTTGAAAAAAACGGCAACTGACAAGTTGGCCAAGATAGGAAGAACCAACACTCCTTCTGATATTAGTTTTGCCCTAAGACACGGCAAAATTACAGCCAAAGAAGCCGCCGCTTTAGATCCCAAAAATTTTAAAATCTTGACAGAAAAGCCAAAAATTACTTCTTCTATAACTATAAATCTAAAAACTGGTAAAGGAAGCGGCATTAAAGGGCCACTAGGTAATCCAGGTAGCGGTGGCGGGGCATTCGGAAAGATTAAGTAATGACGGAGAAGTCCAGTGACATCGCCAAGCGTCTGATCCTTTCAGGTGTAGCAGAAGGTCTAACCATCGAGGCAGCCACGGCTGCCGCTGGTAAATCCTATAAGACCTACGAATACTACCGCAGGACCGATAAGGTCTTTGCAGACAAGATGGACCGAACACGGCTAGGACTCAAAGACAAGAACTTTGCCTCATCCGATGTCCACGACTTAACCTTTACAGAGTTCCGCCAGAGATACCTACACTCTAAGACTTTTCCACACCAGCAAAACCTAATAGATGTGATTGAGGGACGAGAACCTTCCTGGCTACATCCCAGTATGAAGTACGAACCAGGGCTGGCTAGTAACCGTATCCTTATCAATATCCCGCCCAACCACGCCAAGTCAATGACGGTGACTATTGACTACGTTACCTGGCAGGTATGTCAGAACCCTAACTTTCGTGTGCTGATTGTCTCTCAGACTCAGCAACTAGCAGCAGACTTTCTCTACGCCATCAAGCAACGCCTGACTCATCCTAATTATGAAGCACTGCAACAGGCTTACGCTGCTGGCGTAGGGTTTAACTCTAAGACCGCTTCGTGGCAAGCAACCCGTGTAACCTTTGGTGATGAACTAAGAGAATCCTCAGAAAAGGATCCAAACATCGAAGCCGTCGGTATCGGTGGTCAGATCTACGGTAAGCGTGCAGATATGATTATCGTAGACGATGCGGTAACATTAAAGAACGCAAACGAATTTGAGAAGCAGATCCGCTGGTTAACCCAGGATGTGCGTTCTCGTCTTAACCCTACTGGTAAGTTAATCATTATCGGTACCCGCGTTACAGCAATTGATCTCTACAAAGAACTACGCTCCGAGGACCGCTACCCTGGTGGACTGGTCCCGTGGAAGTACTTGGCAATGCCAGCATTGCTGGAGACACACGAAGACCCCGACAAGTGGGTTACTTTATGGCCAGCATCAGATGCTCCCTTTGATGGGCAGATGGAATCAGATTTGAATGAGGATGGACTATACCCACGCTGGAATGGTCGTAACCTTTACAATGAACGACAAGCAATGGATGCAAGCACCTGGGCTTTGGTCTATCAACAACAAGATATCTCAGATGATGCAATCTTTGACCCAGTATGTGTGCGAGGTTCTATAGATGGTATGCGTAAAGCAGGTCGCTTGGTTCCTGGTCACCCAGGCCATCCGCGTGACCTTAGTGGCTTTTCAATTATTTGTGGTCTTGATCCCGCTATGGTTGGTGATACAGCCGTCGTTTGTTACGCTATTGATCGGGTTAGTCATAAACGCTATATCGTTGATGCTATTAAGATTACTCGTCCTACGCCTGCTGCAATCCGTCAGATAATCTTTGACTGGACTGCGCTATACCAGCCCACCGAGTGGATTGTAGAAAAGAATGCTTTCCAATCATTCCTTACGCAAGATGAGGGAATCCGTCAGAACCTGGCCTCTAGAGGAGTGCTACTGCGGGAACACCATACTGGATCCAACAAGTGGGACTCAGGCTTCGGTGTTGCATCAATGTCAACTTTGTTCGGGACCAAGCAACACGACGGTAAGCACCACAGAGACAACCTTATTCACTTACCTTCTGACCAAACTGAAAACATTAAGGCGCTCATCGAGCAACTAATTACCTGGTCGCCTACTACTAAGGGTAAGACCGATATGGTGATGGCACTGTGGTTCTGTGAGATCCGCGCACGCGAGATGCTCAACCAAGGTATGCACAAGACACATCATATGAAGAATCCATTCCTGTCTCGTAGTGAGATAGGCAAACGAACAGTTATCAACATAGATGAACTGCTCGCAGAAAAAGATCGTACGTTCATCTAACAAGGAGATAACAATGGTAGCACCATTAGTAGGACTAGCAGTAGGTGCAGCAGCACGTGCTGTAGCAAAGAAGGCTGCAACTAGCGCTGTTAAAAAGGCTGCTGCAGCAAAGCGTACAAAAATTATGGCTGATGCTGCAAAAAAAGCAGAAGCAAATAAGATTGCAAAAACTATTGCTAAGAAGCCTGAGTCATCCGTTAAAGTAGTTAAAGCACGCGGCAAGTCGTACAATAAAGTTGCAAATCAAAAAGAAGCAGAGCGCTTAGCACGCACATCAAGACCTAAGACGGCATCATCTAAAGATTTGCGTGGCACTGCTAAGCAAGATTACGAAGTAGCAAAGGTTAAAGTTAGCGATAATGTAACTGCTCGAGTTCCAGCAAAATCTAATTATGAGTTTGCTAAAGATATGAGCCGATTTGGTAAAATCCAAAAGCAAAATGCTGGCCCATTAAAGCCAACAAAGGCAGAAGCAAAAGCAAATGCTCGCGCTTTGAAGTCTGCAAATAAAGGAACTAAGAAGATGGAAAATGTTCCAAAGGATGTCTCTGATCGTTTCAATGCTACTGTAAAAAGATTAGCAGCAGAAGAAGCCAAGAAGAAGGGTAAGAAGTAATGCCAAATCCAAATATGAAGAAGCCTGTGGCTAAAGGTTCAGTTGCAAAGACTTTTGATCCTAAGAAGTTAAAGCCAAAGATGACTGCACAAGATGCAGCAATGCTTAAGATTCTCAAAAAGAAATACGGCACAGACGTATACAAGGGATAAGGACTTAAATTGTTATCAACTAAAGAGGTAGTAGCCAAGGTTAATCGCCTACAGACGCGCTACTCCGCACGTGACCAGAGAATGCGTGATGTGCTCTCTGTACGTCAGGGAGACATTAGCAAGGTTTACCCTGCAATGTTTTCAGAGGAATACCCAAAGCCTCTAGTTGCTAACTTCATTGACGTAGCAGCACGTGACCTTGCAGAAGCAATGGCACCGCTACCATCATTTAACTGCGCTGCAACCAATATGGTTTCAGACTCAGCACGCAAAGCAGCAGACACACGTACTCGTATTGTCAACCATTACATCAGTGCATCTGAACTACAAATTCAAATGTATACTGGTGCTGACTGGTTTAATACTTACGGTATGTTGCCAGGTATGGTGGAGATGGACTATGAAACCAATAATCCGAGAATACGTTTGCTTAATCCTTTTGGTACTTATCCTGAGATTGATAGATTTGGTCGTACCGTCTCGCTCACGCAGGTAATGGCATCTGATGCTGAGACACTTGCAATGCAGTACCCAGAGTTCTATGACCAGATTATGCCAAAGAATGTTTATTCTCCTGGCTCACCTTATGTCTCACTAGTTCGCTACCACGACAAAGACCAAGATCTAATCTTTATCCCAGAGCGTAAGAACCTAGTACTCTCAAACATTCCAAACCCTATTGGTAAGTGTATGGCATACGTTGCTATGCGCTCATCTATTGACGGTGAAGCACGTGGACAGTTTGATGATGTTCTATCAGTTCAACTTGCTCGTGCTCGCTTTGCAGTATTGCAGATTCAAGCAGCAGAAAAGTCTATCCAAGCACCTATTGCTATCCCACAGGATGTGCAAGAGTTGGCTCTTGGTCCAGATGCAATTATGCGTTCTGCTAATCCACAAGGTATCCGTCGTGTTCCATTGGAACTACCACCTGGAGTCTTTACAGAGTCAGGTGTATTAGAGCGTGAACTACGTTTAGGTTCTCGTTACCCAGAGGTTCGCTCAGGTAACATTGATGCATCTATCGTTACAGGTCGCGGTGTACAAGCACTACAAGCAGGCTTTGATACACAGATCAAGTCAGCACAAGCACAGTTTGCTCGTATGTTTACAGACCTTGCTTCTCTTTGCTTTGAAGTAGATGAGAAGATCTTTGGTTCTATGCAAAAAGAAATCAAGGGTGTAGACGACGGTACTCCATTCAATATGAAGTACATCCCATCAAAGCAGATTGATGGTAACTACGGTGTAGATGTTCGCTACGGCATTATGTCTGGTATGGATCCAAACCGTGCCATCATTGCTTTACTACAAATGCGTTCAGACAAACTCGTATCTCGTGACTATGTACGTCGTGAGATTCCAATGGAGTTAAACGTAACGCAGGAGGAACAACGTGTTGATATCGAAGAAATGCGCGATTCTTTGCGGGTGGCTGTTGCTCAGTATGCTCAAGCCATTCCAGCCCTTGCAGCGCAAGGTCAGGATCCTTCGCAAATCATTACGCGTATCGCAGAAGTTATCCAAGGTCGTCAAAAAGGACTTCAACTAGAAACTATTATTGGTAAGGCATTTGCGCCAGAACCAGCGCCAGAGATGCCAGTAGCACCAGAACTAATGCCAGGTGCACCTCAAGTTCCAGCAGCGGGAGCACTCCCTGCCCCTGCCTCGCAGCCAACTCCAGAACAACCAGGAGGCGCACCCGCTGCTGCTCAACGTCCAGATATAGGCCAACTACTAGCCGCCATTGGCGGGGCAGCATAAAGAGGGGGTGTAAATATGAACAAAGGATCACGTGCAGCAGCACCAATGTCAAAGCCAGTCGAGGGCAAGAAGGATACTTCTAAGCCAGCAGGTGGCAAGGTAGTACCATCAATGATGCCAGCAGGTCGTCGCGGCAACGCGGTGAAAAAGGGTTAATATAATTCTAATGAAAGGTACTGGGCGTGGAAAATAATAACAATGATGTTCCGCGTCCAGTACACTTCGCTGATTTTTTAGTTACCCTTTCAGGATTTGCACACAACATTGCATCATCTGTATCTACATTTACAGAAGAGATAATGGAAATAGCAATCTACAACGCTAATAGAAACTCCAAAGTCAATAAGGCTTGGGAGCAATTTACAAATGATTTAGAAAAGATACAGGAGGAAACCGATGGTAGATAACCCAATCAGGGGCGTATCAGGTCCTGGCAAATTCTCCGTTCGTACAGATTTACCAGCATCACAAAATTACGGTGACCGTAAGGCTATGGCAGAACAAATAGCAGGAGCACCTACCGCTAGAACAGCAGATGTTCGCGGATTACCTACAGGTCAAGTTCAGGCTGCAGCACAGGCTGCGCCACAACCACCTATTACAGAATTATATGCACCAACACAACGTCCAGATGAACCAATTACATCAGGTGTTGCAGTAGGACCAGGACCTGGACCAGAGGTAATGGGCTATGCAGGTCAGTCAGAAAAACTATCTGACATTCTTTCTCAAATGCTTCCATACGATACAGACGGTGAAATCGCAATCCTTTATCAGCAAGCCGTATCCAGAGGTCTATAATGGCAGAAACGCCAAAGAACTCTAACTTATCGCAGGCTGCATTTCGTGCAGGTCTTAATCCGTCACAGACTCGTCAGATTGATGGTCTTGCATCAGCGCTATCTACACACCAGCGCTTATCGGATTTACCTAAGCAGTACGCAGAAGAAGAATTTAACAAGTTACCTAACAACAAGAAGCAATCTCTTGTAGCGATGACTGGTACCAGTAAGCCTGATGATGATCCTAACCGTTCGTGGTTAGAGTCAGGTGCTCACTACGCATTCACTCCTTTCAAGGTAGCAGCAAAGACTTTGTTTGATGCACTCGATTATGCATCCGATACTATGACTCGCGTCTATCGTACTGGTGCAATTGCTGCAAATGAGAACATTAACTTTGGTGATGCCTGGGGCAAAGCAGGTCGTGATGGTGAGAACGTATTCATCCAGGACCGCATTAACACTGCAGTATCTCGTTATGGCTCAGCACGTGTAAACGTAGCCAAGCGTATTGCTGCAGGTGTTGCTCCAGAAATTATCTTTGCAGAAGCGCAGAACGAAGAAGAAAAGCGCATTGCAGCAGAAGCACAGCAAAGCGAAACAGGCGACATTATGGATCCGCTACTTCGTGATGCTGTAGCAGAAGTAAACGCTGCTAAGTATTCTCCAGGTCGTCAGATTGCAAACCTATTTTTAACTAAAGACTTAGAGGGTAAAGGTCCACTATATTCTTGGATCTCAGGTTCAGTAGATGCAACCTACCGTTTGTTTATGGATCCAACACTTGCGCTAGGCAAGGCACGCAAGATTTATCTTGGTGGATCACAGGCTCTTAAAATTACTGGCAAGTATGCAGCAACTGCAAAACTTGGTAGCGCTGAAAAGGTATCTAAGTATTTTGATACTACAGATGTCTTTGGTACAAAGAATGTACAGAATCTATGGACAGATTACACAGATCGTTTTACTAAGTATGTTGCTGCAAAAAACTCTGAAAACACAGCAGACATTGTTGCAGCACGTACTGCACTTAATGACCTTGCACCAGAACTACAAGATGACTTTATTCTTTCCTTCAAGTCTTTTGGCGAAAAGGAGTTCGGTGGTAAGTGGGATCTAGATACTGCTAAGGCTTATCTATCAGATGCCTCAAAGGTTGAGTCTATGCTCTACGGTCAGGCTGGTGCTCGTATCAAGTTGGCACCACGTATGACACCTGCACGCAAGGCACGAGTACTTGCGCTAACTACAGGACGACGTGTATTTGATTTAGATAAGGACTCTCGCGCTCTTATCGAGACAATGGAATTAACAGATGATGCAGCATTGCTTCAGGCTGTTGTAGGTACTGAGACATTATCTCCAGTAGAAGCAAGCGCTTCATTTGCTGCCGATATCATTAAGAGCCGTCAAGCCATTAAGAAGTTTACTCCAGAGTACTTCGCTAATCGTATTGATCGTATTAAAGCCAAGTTCACACCTATTGCTTCCCTTATAGATGATGAAGCCTTTGACCACTCTTCAAAGACAGCGCCACAAGATTTCTTCCGTTACTCACGTATGGCACTAGGTTCATATCACGCTAAAGCATTTACTGAGATCTATGCATCAGCAGAGTTAGGCCAACGCAAGGCAATGATGAAGGGTATCCAATTAACAGTTGGAAACCTTATTGGATTAGACAAGACTGAGGGTGGACGCAAGTTGCTCAAGGCTATGTCAGATGACGCCTATGCAGGTGTTGCATACTCAGCACGTGGCGCAGATGGTGCTGTTCCTTCAGTAGTTAACGGTATCGATAGTGCGCTATATCCTGCACAGACATCTAACCTATCTCGCGTTATTGGTCTTCGTGATATGCAACGCTTTGCAGGTCGTGAGAGTTTCTTTAGCAGAGTCTTAGGTGTTCAGTACAGCGCTGGTGCAGATGGCGTAATTGATGCTTGGACATTTGGAACTATTGCTGGTCCTCGTTTCCCATTACGTAACGCTATTGAAGATTACACAATGGGTATTCTTAATGGTCAGTCTATTCTTAGAACTGCACAAGCACGTCGCACAGCAACTAAGGTTCGCTTAGGATCTGGACAAGATCTGGGTATGATTAACCGTGTCATCAAGCGCAAGGATCAGGAATACTTCAAGACTCGCCTTGCTGCAGTTGAAGGTCAATCAGGTGCTATTGATGAACTTGTTAAAAAGGGTATTCTAAAAGAAGAAGACAAGATACTTTATCGCACACTAACAGACCAGCAAAAGGTAACTCAACGCCGTATTATTATGGCAGAGGCTTTTATGAAAGACAAGATTGACGATGTTACTAACGCTGATATCTTAGAAAAGGTACCAAGTCATATCAAAGACTTTGTTAAGTTTGGTAACCTAAACTCTTTATTGCGTGGAGCAGGTGAAGGTGCATCTAATGCAATCAATGGACTTAACGCTTCTTCACGTGCGATAGCAACTGCAGATCGTAATGGCAAGACGATAGCACTTTCCTTCAATGACACTGCAATGCGTCCAATTAGTGGAAGCCCAATCGTACAAAGATCTCTCATTGATGACCAAGGCAAACTTGCCTGGGGTTGGAACATCCTTATCCGTGGAACTGATGATGTTGGTCAACGCGGTATTCAACTCTTTGACGATAAGATCACACAAGAAGATTTTGTAAAAGAACTAGCACCATACATTGATTCACTTGGTGATGGACTAAAGTCTGACCTTATCCGATACTCAGATCCAAATTACACATCACAGCAACACGCTGCAGCAATCTATAAAGACTTAAAGAATCTCTTTAGTCGTCAAGATGGTCAGTCTGTTAATATGGAATTACTAGGTAAGATCCGTAAGGTTGATGAAAATGGCAAGGCATTCATTGACTTAGAAGACTTTAACCTAGAAGATCTCCCAACAAACATTGAAGATTTGCCAGCATCTATTGCAGGTCCACAGTTTATCCCAGTAATGGAAAGTAAGAACATCTTTACTGACCTATCTAAGCGTGGATGGACCTGGATGGGTGAGTCAAACGCACGTTTCTCACGTGAACCATTGGTCGTTAACGCTGCAGTTCGCTACTATGATCAGTTAAACGCACCTGGTAGTTACGCAGAAGACTTAATTAACCAGTACACCAAGGGAATTACAGACCCTGCAGCACGTGCAGCAGCAACAGATGCTGCAAAGTCACAGGTTGTACGCATATCTGAGGAACTTGCACTGGAATCTACGCTTGCATTTGTGGATAACCCTGCACTTCGCACACAATTAGCGTGGTCTGCACGTAACTTTGCTCGTTTCTACCGTGCAACTGAGGACTTCTATCGTCGTTTGTACCGTACTGCTAAGTATAACCCAGAGGCTATACAGAAAGCAGCACTAACCTACGAAGGTGTAACACATTCTGGCTTTGTACAGAAGGATGACCAGGGCGAAGCGTACTTTATCTACCCTGGATTGGCTCCAGTGTACGGTGCAATGAAGAAAGCACTAGATGTATTTGGTCTTGGAGATAACTTTGTAGCACCAATGCCACTAGAGTTTAGCGGAAAGTTAAAGATGCTCACACCATCTTTCGATCCTGAGTCTTGGGCACCAACATTCTCTGGTCCATTAGCAGCAGTTCCAATGAAACTGGTTTATTCTCTAGTTCCATCACTTTCTCAATCAGAGAATGCAATTATGTCTCGTATTGGTAAGGAACTTGGTTCAGTACAACGTGCAACTCTTGGACCTATTGGTGAAGATCAAGGTCTTATTTCTGCAATGATGCCAGCCCACGTTAATAGAGCACTTGCTGCTATGAACAAAGATGAACGTGAGTCTCAGTATGCATCAGCATTTCGTAAGGCTGTTACATACCTAGAAGCAGCAGGTAAGACACCAGGTGCTGACGCATCTCCAGGTGAAACAAAGGCATATCAAGAGGCATTAGAGGCAACAGTGCATAGCATTATTGCGGTTCGCTTTGTTGGTGGTTTCTTTGCTCCAGCAAGCCCAACTGTGTCACTTAAATCAGATATGGCTGAGTGGGCACGAGATAACGGTAACGTTAACTTCAAGCAAACCTGGAATAAGTTAATTAACAAGTATGCTGAGCAGGGATCTGAGGATCCATATGGTGAGGCTATGGCAGATTGGGTGAAGTACTTCCCTAATCAGATTCCATTTACTGTTAATGAGTCAGATCCACAGGTATTACCATACTTCCAGTCCAGCAATGCAGCATCAAAGTGGGTAGAAGATAACCGTGCTTTGGTCAAGAGATATCCACAGGGTTCAGCGTTCTTGATTCCAAACACTGGTGAGTTTACCTACGATGCCTACCAGACATTGATGAATAACGGCTATCGCCAGAAGAAGTTAATTGGTGATTACCTAAAAGAGGTATCAGTAGCCAAGGATGAGCAGGTTTACTACACACAAAAGGCTGTTCGTGATGAGGCACTTGCTGGAGTAGTCAGTGATCGTCAACGTAAGATTATCAGCGATAACTGGCAATCCTGGTCTAAAGAGTTTCTGGCAGCACGTCCATTACTTCGTATGGAGTTTGCTAGTTCAGCAGAAAACACCATTAAGCGTGAGGCAGCATTTGCGGATTTACGTGAAATGATTACAGAACCAAACCTTACTGGACCTACTATCGAACGTTTGCGTGAGATGGTACGTGAGTATGATGAGTACGAAGTACTCGTAACTACTCAGTACAATTCAAACTCAGACCGTGATATTAGAGTGCGTAAGTCTTACAAAGAATCATTACAACTACGCTTACAGGAAATTGCAGCAGGAGATCCTAATGCAATATCCACATACAGTGTTCTATTTAGTAGATTGATTGGTGAATAATGGCTAGTCCTTATGAGGCGTTTGACCCTCAAAAACTACCCAAAGATGTCTTTATCTCCAGTGGTACAGCATCAAATGTAAAGAAGTATGAAGGTTCAAACCTTGTCAATCTTTACAACAACAACATCACAGGCGCCAATCAAAATACACTTATTGAGAACTTTGAAAAGTTTAGTCCTGACTATCGCAAGGCTATTGCACAGAAGTTAAAGGCTGCTGGCTATTACCGTGGTGATGTTACTGGTAAGCCAACCCTTAAACTGCAAGAGGCATTCTTTAATGCCTATGAAGATCTTGATTTCTATAACCGTCAAAGACTTACTGCATTTGCTGGTGATCCGACCCAAGCATACAATGTTCAGTTAGACGATCTTGATACATTCCTTTCTAAGCAAGATACAAGCGGTGAAGGTGGTGGATCTGAAAAGATTACCAAGATCCAGCAACAGAGAAACCTTAGCCCAGATAGTATCGAAGCAAGTATTGACAAGGTGTTCCGCGACCTAACGGGCAGTGGTGCTACTAAGGCACAGATTGCTAAGTATACAAAGAACATCCAGAAGCAGTTGGCTGATCCAAAGAACTTTGCACAGACAGAGTATAAGGCTATGGGTGGTGGAGTACAGCGCCAGATTGTGACTGAGGCTGCCTTTGATCCAGAAGCATTCCTTATCGAAGAAGTATCTAAGGGTGATCCTGCTAAGGCAAGTAGCGTTATGGGATTCTATGAAGCATTCAACAAGTTTATTGGGAGGGGCTAATGGCTAATCCAGTCACCGCTAGATTAAAAGCAGTCAGCGACCAATACAGCAATAAAGTAAAAAGAATTAAAGAACTTGAGGCAAAGAAGAAGAAGCCTTTTGCAACCGATGCTGAAGTTAAGTTAGCAAATCAAGAGATCAATCAACTTACCGCTGATGCTGAAAAAGACTTCAAAGAACTTGCTAAGTTACAGAAGTTAGAAAAGACAGCAAAAGATTACAACAATCTTCAAACCAAAATAAGAGAAAAGCAGATAGCAATTGCTAAGGCTGAGGCTCGCGGAGAAGACACAACCCAACTAAAGTCCGATCAAAAAGATTTGACCGATAGTTTTAATGCCATTGCGCCAAAGGTTGAGGAAGCATTTCCTGATATCAAGGTAAAGCCTGCAGCAGCAGCAGCAAAGCCTGGACCAATGGGTAATGTACAGATGACTACTGGTACTACTGTTGCTGAAACTACTGCATCTAAAGCAGGAGCAGTTAAAAGAGAAACAAAACCAAAAGTTGTTGTGGAAGATATTCCTAGCACTGGAGATGCAGTTGCACTAGCCAAGAAAGAGGCAGCAAGGACTAAAAAACTTGGCGCTGTTTCTAAGGAAGGCGTTGTTGCATCAGACTATGCTCAGCGTAATGCTGGTATAGCAACCGCCCCTAAGACTCCAACTGGTACTAAGACTGCTACTGGTGCTGAAGATATCAATGCTATCTATGCTCTTGCTAGGTCTAAGTACGGCAACGTAGATTCTATCTTCTTATATGACGATGAACTTAAGAAACTTCTTATTGAAGCCGTTAAGGATCCAGCCACTTCTGAAGATGATATGGAACCTGACGAATTTATTCGTCGTGTAGCAGCATCTGACTGGGCTATTCGCAATGCTACTACATACGCAAAGCGCGATGCAGAACGTAGACAATATACAGAAACTCTTGATAAGTATAACCAGCAGTTAGAACTTGCTGATACACAGCAAAAGAAAGACGAGATTCTTGCAAAGATTGGTCAGTTAAAGACTACATCTTCTTATGCTCGTGGTCTTGCTTCTGCTAAGGCATTCATCGAAGCAACTGCGTCAGGCCTTACTGGAACTATGTCGCCAGAACGCCTTGACGCTTTTGTTAAGCGTATGTATGACTCAGCCAATGACAAAGATCCAAACATTATCAATCGTGAATTGGCAGCACTTATCTCGTATAAGCCTGGTATGCAACTAGGTGGTTCGATAGGTGGAGATTTAACGGTATTGCGTGCAACAGCACGTTCTAATGGCTTTGACCTAGACACATCATTTGGTTCTAGTATAAATGACTGGCTGCAGCGTCTTGCCAAGGGTGAGTCTATTGAGACATTCAAGAACACTATCCGTGGTGCTGCTAAGTTAGGTCTACCAGATAAGGTAGCGAACTTATTAGACCAAGGTCTAGACCTGAAAGATATCTATGCACCATACCGAAACGTTATGGCATCTGTGCTAGAAGTAGCACCTGATTCTATCGGTCTTGATGACAAGACATTGCGTATGGCTATCGGTCCAGAAAAGGAAATGTCTATCTATGATTTCCAACGTCAACTCCGTAAGGATGCACGCTGGCAGTACACAAACAATGCACGAGAAGAAGCATCAGATTCAGTACTTAAAGTCCTTCGTGACTTTGGATTTCAGGGGTAATAATGTTTAACTTTAATCCAGATGTAATGCAACTTGATGATGGCGCTACTGGCGTTCGTCGTGTTGCTGGTACGCCTAATCCTCCAGTTTCAGAAGAAGAACTTGCAAAAATAATGGCAGAAGAAAATGCCAAGTACGACCCAGTAACAGGTATGCCATTAGACCTTTTGGAAAGTGATATTCCAGAAGTTCGTCAATCTTTTACTAAAGCGGGATTTACACCTGGTCCTTATCCAAAAGAATTTGAAGCATTCTTTGGTGCGGCAGATCCTAATATGCTTGGCTATAAAATTGTTACCAATGAAGATGGAAGCCAACAATTAGAAATTCAAACAGGACCTAATTCAAGTTCAACATATGGAGCAGCAATTACTGTTGGTCCAGATGGTAAGGTAACCCAATTTAAGGGACGTAGAAGTGATTCTGGTGATGGAGTTTATACAGCATCAGACGGAAAAAAATTTACAGATCAGCAAGCATATGTGGATTATGAGATAAGTCTTCGTGAGGCTAATAGTCAAGCAAAACTTATTGCAGATCAAAACAAAGCAGAGCGTAAGTCTGCCTACGATTTATTATATTCAGAGTTTAAGAACTATGGACTCGAAGCACTAGTAACACCACTGAAGTCTTTGATCGAAGAAGGCGTATCTCCATCAGAGTTTACACTTCGCCTACGTGAGACAGATGCCTACAAGAAGCGCTTTGCTGCTAACGCACAGCGTGTGGCTAAGGGTCTTCGTGCGCTATCTGAGGCTGAGTACATCGGTACTGAGGACCAGTATCAGGATGTAATGCGTCGCTACGGTATGCCTGAGTCCTACTATACAAAGGGTGATATGGGTATCCAAGCAGGCTTCGAGAAGTTCCTTGCTGGAGATGTATCTGCAGTAGAACTAGAAGACCGCATCCAGACAGCACAGAATCGTGTAGTTAATTCTAACCCAGAAGTTGCTAAGGCACTCAAGCAATTTTACCCAGGTATTTCTAACGGAGATATCTTGGCTTACGTACTAGATCCAGTCAACGCTATCGAACAGATTAAGCGTAAAGTAACTGCTGCTGAAATTGGCGGTGCTGCAATTCAATCTGGTCTTAACCTAGGAGAGAAGCCAGAAGATATTGCAAGATATGCTGCTCGTGCTTCTGAACTTGGTGCTGCTGGTATTACCAAGCAACAAGCACAACAGGGATTTGGAACTATTGCTGGTGGACTACAACGTGGTTCACAACTTGCATCTATCTATGGAGAAGATCCATATAGCCAAGCAATTGCAGAGACAGAAGTCTTTGGACTTGCTGGAAAAACAGAAGCAGAGAAGCAACGCAAAAAACTTACTGGACTAGAAAAGGCTACCTTCGGTGGTCAAACTGGTCTAACAACAGGAGCGCTATCCCAGGAACGTGCTGGCGCTTACTAAATAACAAGCCTGCCAATGGGACGACTGGTCCGTTGGAGTGAGACTAAAACCAGTAGCAAGAGCCACACCACTTTCCCCAAGGTGAATGTGAGGCTTGCGTCAATCTAATAAGAATGGGAGAAGGACCTATGTCCAATTATGACTACGAGGATGATGACTTCGATACGGACTCATCAGGCAATGACCTTGTAAAACAACTGCGTAAGGCTACTAAGCAAAAAGACAAGGAACTGGCTGAACTAAAAGCACAGTTTGAAAGTCTTAACAAAGCGCAAAGAGAACGAGCAATCAAAGATGCCCTCGCAAGTCGCGGGGTAAACAGCAAAATTGCTGCATTTATCCCACAGGATATAGACCCAACTGAAGAGTCTGTATCTAAATGGCTAGAGGATTACTCCGATGTATTCGGAATTGAATCTAACCAAACCCAGGCAACACCTAATGTTAATCCAGCCGATGCTGCTGCATATAAGCGTATGACTAATACTGTCGAAACAGGAGTTTCTCCTGAACACAACGACAACATTATGCAGAAACTTATGAATGCAAATAGCAGAGAAGAACTGGATGATGTCATTAGGATGTCTGGACTCTAATCCGATCCTAAAACAGAAAGGCTAGACCACAAATGGCTATCCCAACAGGTACCCCTACCACCACGTCTAGCATCAGCAACCTCGTACAAGCAGCATACGATCAGTATGTAAGAATGGCACTACGTTCCATTCCTGTTATGCGTTCACTTGCCGATGTTAAGCCAGTGCAACAGGCAATGCCAGGATCATCAGTTGTTTTCTCAATCTACTCAGATTTGGCTCAGGCTACTTCTACATTGACAGAAACATCAGATGTATCAAGCATTGCACTAGGTAACCCTTCACAGGTTACAGTAACACTGAACGAATACGGTTCAGCAGTTACAACAACAAAGAAGTTAAACCTAACTTCATTCAACGACGTTGATTCAGCACTTGCTGACATCATCGCGTACAACGCAGCAGATTCCATTGACAACGTAGTAGGTCAGGTCCTCTCAGCAGGAACTAACGTGATCTACTCAAACGGTCCATCAGGAACTGCTCCAACATCATCAGCAACAGTTCTACCAGTAGACACAATGACAGTTGCGGATATCCGTAACGCTGTTGTATCACTACGCACAAACAAGGCATTGCCTCGTATGGGTGAACTATATGCTGCATACCTACACCCACGTCAGTCAGCCGATCTTCGTGCTGAAACTGGTACAGGTGGATTCCAGGAACTAACAAAGTACGTTGAGCGTACACCGTTCGTTGCTGGTGCAGTAGGCGTTATCGAAGGCGCTTTCATCGTTGAGACACCACGTGTCCTAAACGGTCTAAAGTTGTCAACAGGTATCACACCTACAGTTGCTATCACCAACGTTGCTTTGACATCTAACGTAGTAACTATTACTACAGCAGTTGCTCACGGCCTCGGAACAGGTCAGGTTGTAACAGTTGCTGCTACAACTAACACAGGTGTTAACGGCACATTTACCATCACAGGTACAACATCAACAACATTTACATACGCATTGACAGCATCTAACATCACATCAGTTGCTGACACAGGTACTGTAACATTTACCAATAACTACCGTGC